CAAATACCACGTCCACCTACCCGTTGGTAAAAAGAATTTTACATATGCTATAGGGTCTTTCTTATTTCTTTGAGCTAATGTATCGGGCAAATTTTTTAAAATCTCTTTAGTTAGTAATTTCATTTTCCTTTTCCTTTTTTGAGGGGGTAAATCTACCCCCTTGTGTTGTGTTTATTTTTTTATAAAAATGTCTTTATATTCTTTTTCTGAAAGACCTATTATGCACAAATCTTTTGCAATCTGTTTCGGAACACGAGCAATGCTTTCATGTTTTTCAGGTTTATTTTGATAATGGTTTTTTACATATTCATTTAAAAAAAAGAATTCTCCACACTTTTTCATGTACAACATTCTGTGTGAAAGTACATATGTATTTTTTCTTCCATCGATTGGGAAGCGATCAACCATTATTAGCCTTGATTCCTCAGTATCGTAAAGTCTACTTTCAATTAAGATTCTCATTTTTTCTCTTCTTGCCCTTCAGTTTTTGCATGTTTAAAATAATCCAACTCATCCAGCGACACACAATGTACTGATTTGTAGTACCGCGACCCGTCTACATGATACGGGGTCTCTCCCTCCTCATCGTCTTCTGCGCACGGGGACAGGCAGACGGCGTATAAATTACAATCGTCGGGATCAGTGCAAGCTGCGTATGCGCGGAGGAGTACAATATCTTTAGGAGTTACCCTTCCATCGTCGTCAGAAACCCACTCAAAACTAAGTTCTTCTAAAAACTCAGTAAAAACGAAAATTTCCTTGTTTTTGTTCTCAGACCACTCATAGGTATATTCGCCATCTACATATACTGGTTTGCTCTCGTTTGCTTTTTTCATTCTTTTTCCTTTTCCTTTTTGTTCAAATTTATACTAGGTACAACTCACCGTTGACTTCTAAGGAAACGGCCTCTTGCGACAAAGCCTCTTTCATCTCAAGGCAAAAATCGTAAATTTTATCAATTGATTGTTCTAAACTGTTTTTATGGCAAAACGATAGCACGATAGTAACTTTTTCTTTGACAATTTGGCCTCTATTATCTACCCACGCTCCTAATGCGTCGCTTGATGTAGCTCCGCCAAATTCTGTAGATAATAAACACAAGGCTCTTTGCACCCACCCGATATTGTCAATTTCTTGACTAACGTTTATTGTGCTTGGTATATAAATTTTCACTACGCTACTTAATTTTATGCAGTTTTTTAGTGTTCTCATTTTTTCTCCTCTTGCCCTTCAGCTTGTTGTTATCAATCTATATCGTGATACCACTATATCCCAATACACCGATATAAGTCAACCCCTCAATCTCTCTTTTTCTTATTAAATTTTCCCCTTGACAAAATAGATCCTTGTGCTATTATCAAGAAAAACACTTGTGAGGTACGTATGAACAAGCCAGGAGCTGGTAGACCAAAAAAAGTACTTGATGAAGAGCAAATCATGGAGCTCGCGTCTATCCAATGCACAGATGTTGAGATCGCAGCGGTTATGAGGGTAAGTGTAGATTCCCTAAAAAAGAATTACACGGATATTATAAAAGAGGGTCGTGAGCATGGTAAGAGCAGCCTTCGGAGGGCGCAGTACAAGCTCGCGATGAGTGGAAATGCACAGATGTTGATATGGCTAGGCCGTTTCCACCTAGGCCAGAAGGAGGAAATCAATTTTACCTCCTCTGAACCTGATGTAAGGGCACTTTTGGAGAAATGGAACGTCTCGGCGACAAAGAAAAGTGATTTTGAGATTAGGAAACAGGATAAAGCTTTGGACGCCCGGACACAGCTTGTAGCCTAAAATCTTTCCTTGCCTCCGATAATAACAGTTGTCGGAGGCAATCCTTATATACTCTCTCTCCAGGGGTAGGGATTGAACCTACTACCAGTTGATTAACGGTCAACCGCTCTACCATTGAGCTACCCTGGACTAGGTCATGGCAACATACGATAGAGTTCTTCAAGGCCGGCTTGGGAGGCTTGTTCGTTTAAAAAAGTCTTATACGTGATAACGTTATCGTCGTCTTGTCGTCCAGAGCTGGTCAACTCTGCGATGATCCTCCAACGATCGCTGTGATAGTCTCTGTAGGCGCAGATGATGTGATCAGTGTTAATCAACGATCCTATTTCAGTTCTGATAAACATTACTCTAACTCCTTAAGTTCTTAAGTTCCTAACTCACTAACCTATCAACTATCTAACTCCTTAAGTTCCTTATTCACCTCTCTCACATCCTCCAGGACGGCCTCAGCTGTTGCCACTGTCGCTTGATAGGCTGTTGGCTCCTTGCTCCTCTCCAACTTATCGACCATCTCTGCTATAATGTTGTCAAAAACGTTCACGAGACTTGTTAAAATATTAATGTTAACTTCCGGAGCCTGTCCTTGACTCATTACAACTGTCATCACTATCGAGGGGATGGACTCCAGCAGCGCCCTAATCTCAAATATCTTCTCCTCTTGCGTTAGCCCTGATAGACTCTTTTTTTCAGCCACACCCTTAAGCCCGTCTAAAGCCCCCTTAACATACTCCATTTGTCGAGCCAGGAATGCCTCTTTCTCTATGTCATCAGGCGACCAGCTAATCTCCCCGTTATCAACAACTTCCTCAATCGTCATACACTTTCCCCTTTTTTCTTTATCTCTTCTTTAAGGTCGATAATAAATCTTGATAAATAAGCAACAATCTCTTCAAAAAGATTAATCTTTACTTTATCTTCTTGATTTTGTGATAGTACTACACTAATAACTAGACAAGGTAAGGCTGCTATGAGAGATGCAGCCTCTTCCAGGCTATCATCATATGACAAAATTTCTGCTCTTTCAAAACATCTCTGCATCGCCCCTAGCGCTGCATTTATGTATCTATCTCTCCTCTTCCGGTGCTCTTGATACATCTCTTCCATATCGTCGTCCATCATCTACCTCTGTATAATCCCCTCACATCACGCCATGGAGGATCGACCACATATACAATTATCATACATTGTTCACAACAAGGATTTGCTCAGTATAACTCGCAATTTTACTCAATTGTAAACAGGAATGAACAATGCTATAGACAAGGGGATTGATAGAGGGATTTAGGGGTTACGAACACTTCAACAGTCTCTGAAGAAGAAGAAGATATATATATAGATTAGTCATAGTTAGGAGAGTGTTGATCATGTCAACAGCTGGAGATTTGTGCTAAATCCCATTGCTCTTTATCCTTCCTATTCCTACCCTACAAAAAAGAATCAAAATCATCAATCACTAGGCCACCATGGACGCTATAGTCACTCCTGAAGAGTTTGTAGATCTTTACTTCAAGGCTAAGAAGGAACACCGGCCTAAGTTAGCTCAAGTGGCAAAAGAACGATCTATTCGAGAGATGTTGCCTGAGAGAGAATACCTTGTTGCCAAAGACCTTTTTGACCTAGGGCTCGTTGAGGGGTCAGAGTTTATGTTACATTGGTTGGAGTGGGGGATAGCACCAAAATATACTACCATCAAGCCCATCATGGCTATATACAAACGATCCGAGGTCGTTGATCTGCTACAGTTTATAGAGATTAAGAAAAAAATAGATCAGCAAGTGATGGACGAAAGACAATGTCAAGATCTCCTTACTCAAAAACAAAATGGATAATTCTTAGGAATCATGTCCTCAACAGAGATAATCATAGATGTAAAAAGTGTGGGTCTGATGAAGGCATCTTGAATGTCCATCATTTAGCATATATTAATAATAAAGAAATATATCAAGTGCATCCAGATTTGCTAATAACTCTTTGTGGAAAATGCCACTGTATTTCTCATAGTAGCAAAAAAATGTACTTTGATAAAGAGGAAGAGGCGCTGGTATATGTCAGAGAGACTTTTGCAATAACTCCAGGAGATAAATTAAAGGAAGAAATAATTAAAAAAAATAATGAGATAATGGTTTCATTCTCGGAAGGAACAAAAGCTAATATGGTTTTAGGAAGGATTGCTGATGAGTCCAAAGTAGATAAAAAATATATTATCCAATCAATAACTTCAAGTATTTTAAGTTCAAAAATAATGAGTGATAAATGCATTTATAATAATTATAGCGAGTTTGCTGCTTTTCTATACGATTTTATATGTATAAACTCAACTTTTATAATGAACGAATGGAATGATTTTAAAATTAAACATGCTGACAGAATTAGATGATGCAGAACGCAACATACAGTCTATATCTAAAAGTCATGGACGAAAAGCCCGAAAACTTATAGGATGGAGGAGATTCGCAATGTCTGTCTGACTATTGTTCCCTCTCTGAGCTTTTCAAAAGCTTCAACTTTTGAAAAGCTCTTTTTTTATCCTCTCCTAACCATATATTCCCAAAAATCCCCTAAGCCCTTATTGTAAAGAAAATTCTTACAAGGGCTTATATGACATTCTTCCCATACGTACCAGATCAATTCTATGTTGACAATGACAAGAATATCCTCCAAAGAATGGAGGACGACTATAATAAAAACATAGTTTTAAACCAGAGCTACTGGAATGAGGCCGACATTGATAACAGGTTCCTTGCAGGGGATCAAGCCCTCTACAATGAGAATCAAGGAGGGAGTCCAATCTACAGGAAAAAAAACTGGAACTTCAACAGGCTTCGACGATCAATTAATATGATCACAGGGTATCAGAGACAGCACAGGAAGAGTACTATAGTTAACCCCATAGAACAAGCCTCCCAAGCCACTGCTGACCAGATGACAAAGCTCATGTACCACGTAAACAACAATGGCCATGTCTTGGAGACCATTAGCGAGGCGTTTGAAGGGGCTTGTACCTCTGGCATGAATCTCCTCAGTGTCTGGATGGACTGGACAAAAGACCCTGTCAATGGGGAGGTGAAGGTTGATAATCTATCTTATAATGGATTTTTGATTGACCCATTCTTCAAGAAAAAGGATCTCTCCGACTGTCAGTCAGTCTGGATAAGGAAATATGTATCCCGAACGCAGGCTAAGAGTTTGTTGCCAGATAGAGAGTCTGAGATAGGGGCTATGCAGTCCTTAGGCAACAGAGATGGCAAATTTATGTATATGCCAGAGTCATTTAGCTATGCCCAGAAGGATTTGTTAACCTACGACGAATACTCATACATGTCCTCTAGGACAGCTCAACTCATCGTAGATACAGAAACAGGCGAGACAACAGAATGGAGAGGACAGGACGAGGATTTGAGGGCGTTCTTGGCCTCCTATCCACAGACAATCGTCCTCAAACAGGAAATCCCATCAGTTAGGACGGCTATTGTGCTCCAGGGAAGGGTGATGTACCACGGACCAAACCCTAGCGGGCTTGATAGATATAATTTTGTCCCTGTCTGGTGTTACTACCAACCTGAAATCCCATATTTTCCTCAGAGGATCCAGGGCATCATAAGAGGGGCTAGAGATGCTCAATTCCTCTATAGTAGAAGGATGGTAGCCACTATGTCCATGATCGAGAGCCAGATCAACTCAGGGTGGAAATACAAGGAAAATGCCCTAGTCAACCCCAAGGACGTGTTTTTGAGTGGCGATGGTAGGGGATTGGCGATGAAGGCCGAATCTCAGATGACAGACGCCGAGCAGATCCTACCCCCACAAATCCCCCCTAGCATCCTTCAGCTATCAGAGATGCTTGCTAATGAAATCAATCAAATTACAGGGATCAATGAGG